AACTATATTGCATATGCTGAACTTGGACAAGAAAAACTGGATCACTCTGAGTATGAAACTTTCAAAGATTTTTATACTAATGATTGGGATAAATTTATTAGATATAATATATTTGATGTTGAACTTGTAGATAGATTGGAACATCAACTTAAGTTGTTGGAACTCTGTATTATGATGGCATATAATGCTAAGATTAATTATGGAGATGTATTCTATCAAGTAAGGATGTGGGATGCTATTACATATAATTATCTCAGGAAAAGGAATATTGCTATACCTCAAAAATCACAGTCTATAAAAGATGACAAGTTTGAAGGGGCATATGTCAAAGAACCTAAACCTGGAATGTATGATTATGTTGTAGGATTTGACTTAGCATCACTTTATCCATCTTTACTAATGGCATATAATATAAGTCCTGAAACTCTGGTAGATACTAAACATCCCAATATCACTATTCAAAAGGTTTTAGATAAGTCTGCCGATACTGAATTGTATTCTGAGTATGCAATCTGTCCTAATGGATGTATGTATAGGAAAGATATTAGAGGATTTTTTCCAGAACTTATTGAAAAGATGTTTAATGACAGAAAGGCATATAAACTTAAGATGTTGGAAGCACAAAAGGAATATGAGATAAGTCCATCTATTGAATTAAGTAATATGATTTCTAAGTATTATAACATTCAACAAAATCTAAAAATTTGCCTTAATAGTCTTTATGGATCTTTAGGAAATGAATATTTTAGATATTATAAGCTTGATAATGCTAAGTCAGTGACATTTTCAGGACAAGCAACCATTAAATGGATTGAAAGTCGGTTGAATGTATTTCTCAATAAAATAATTGGAACTCAAAATGCAGATTATGTTATCGCTCTGGATACTGATTCCAATTATTTAAATTTTGGACCTCTTGTAAATAAAGTTTTTAAAGATAATACTCCATCTAAAACTGAGATTATTGACTTTTTAGATAAAATCTGTGGAACTACTTTCCAGGAATACATCGATAAATGTTTTCAGGAACTGATGGATTATACCAATGCATATAAGAATACCTTATACATGAAGAGGGAGGTTATTTGTGATAGGGCAATATGGACTAAAAAGAAGAGATATATTCTCAATGTTTGGGATAATGAAGGAGTTAGATTTGATAAACCTAAAATTAAGATTAAGGGTTTAGAAGCAATCAAATCATCAACTCCAGAGGTCTGTAGAAAAATGATTAAGGAGGCTGTTCCTATTATGATGACTCAGACTGAAGATGATATGATCAAATATATTGATGAATGTAAAACTAAGTTTTATGAGTTTTCTATAGCAGAGATTTCATTCCCTAGATCTGTAAATAATTTAAATACTTATGGATCTAAACAGACAATCTATACAAAGGGAACCCCTATGCATGTTAGGGGAGCATTATTGTATAATCATTATATTAAAAAGAAAAAATTAGATAATAAATATCCAATCATACAGAATGGGGAAAAGATAAAATTTTGTGCTTTAAAACTTCCAAATCCAATTCATGAAGACATCATTTCTTTTATTCAAAATTTTCCACATGAACTTGAATTGAACCAATATATAGACTATAATACTCAATTCAATAAATCTTTTCTTGAACCTCTAAGACTTATTTTGGATGCAATTGGGTGGAGAACTGAAAAAACTGTAAATTTAGCAAATTTTTATGCTTAATGGAATTGCCAATTAGTGATAAAGAACTTGAGACTATTATTAGTGCTTTAAGATTGGGTGGAGATACTTCGTTGTATCAAAAACTATGGGGTTATAGGATGAATTATTTAAATAAAAATGCAGAAAAGGAGGATTGATTAATGGAAAATTTCCTTAACGAAATCGTAAAAGAGATTGGTGGAGAATATACACAACTTGCATCAGAGATTGATGAAACTGAAACTTATGTGGATACTGGGAGTTATATTTTTAATGCTCTTGTTAGTGGGAGTATCTTTGGTGGTGTATCTGGTAACAAGATTACTGCAATCGCAGGGGAAACTTCTACTGGAAAATGTGCTCGCGGATCTGAAAAAATAGTTGTATATTGTTCTGAGGAAACCGCACAAAAAATTAAAGGTAGATTATTATTATTTTTATAGTTCTTTAGCAAAAAGATGGAGTGTTTCATTAAACTACAATTTACTTTTATTTAATAAAATGAAATCTTTAAATGCAGTCAAACTAGAAAATGAGTTTCATAAACATTTCAAAAATTCATACACCCCAAGTATTATTAAAACTACAGAATGTTTCAAATATACTGAAGATAATTTAAACAAAACACTAGAAATTTTAGAGGAATTTAAAAATGGTTGAACTTGAACTTACATATGAACAACTTTATAAACTTTATGGAAAAGGTGAACACGAAGTTCCATATGAAGTAACTGATGAAATATATGTCGAAACTCCAACTGGAAGAACTAAAATTAATCAGGTAGTTACTAAACACAATAATGAAGTTATTCGTTTAGACTTTAATAATGAAGATAAGTTTGAATGTTCAGTAAATCATATTTTTATGGATTATCGTACTGGAACTAATGTTAGTGCCATCGATGCTAAAGAAATTAATTCAACTTACGGCAAAAAAACCATAGTAGAAAAAACACCAATAGGAATTGAAAATGTTTATGATATTTCTATTGATGCTCCTCATTGGTATATTTCTAATCCAAAATCTGGAATTTATCATCACAACACTTTCTTCAGTCTTGCCGTCGTTAAGAATTTCCTTATCAATAATCCTACTGGATACTGTTTGTATTTTGATACTGAAGCAGCAATCACAAAGTCCCTTTTGGAAGGCAGGGGAATTGACACAACTCGCCTGGTGGTTGTCAATGTAGTGACGATTGAAGATTTTCGCAATAAGACTTTGAAGGCAGTTGATTTATATTTGAAAAAATCTAAAGATGAAAGACGACCTTGTATGTTTGTACTAGACTCTTTGGGTATGCTTTCTACCAATAAAGAAATCACAGATACTCTTGCCGAGAAGGATACTCGTGATATGACTAAGGCACAACTGATTAAGGGTGCTTTTAGAATGCTTACTCTTAAGTTGGGTCAGGCAAATATTCCTATGATAGTCACTAATCACACTTACGAAAGTATGAGTTTATATGGTGGTAAACAAATGTCAGGTGGATGTCTATCTCCAGGAACTAAAATCTTCACTCGTTGTGGATATAAGAATATAGAAGATATAACTGAAAATGATTATGTCTACACTAAAGAAGGTGAATTTATGAAAGTTTTGCAAACTCATAATTTTGAAGACAAGGAACTTTTGCAAATTGAGTTTGATGATGGATATAAAGTCACTTGCACACCAGAACATAAATTTCTTATTGATGATGAGTGGGTCGAATCGAAAGATTTAGTTGTTGATGATGCAGTTTCCTATATTTGAGTTAAAACTGGTATGGGTGTAAAGTACGAATATTATAAATAGTATTAGGTTCGTATTTTATGTCGTGTTTATTGATAACAAATATACCAAAACTTATATGAATCTTATTGATTCCCGAAAGAAAATGAATAGGCATAAAGGAGATGGTGGTATATATGATTCTCACCACATAATTCCTAAATGTATGGGTGGAAGTAATTCTACATCCAACAAAGTTTTATTAACCCCTAGAGAACATTTTATAGCACACTTACTACTTTCTAAATCTGTAGAGTCTCAATATGTAAAAAAAATGTATTGTGCTTTAGTTAGATTTATGGGAAAAAACTCTGATAGAAGTCGCATTAAAATAAACTCAAAAACATATCAATTCATAATAAAAAATAATAGACTTGACAATATGGGAAAAAATAATTCATTTTATGGGAGAACGCATACTGAAGAAAGTAAAAGAATTATTAGTGAAAAAAATAAACAATTTAATTTATTAAATAAAAATTCATTCTATGGAAAAAAACACACAGAAGAAACTAAAAAAATACTATCAATCAAAAGAAGTCAACCAATAAAAGTTTATTTTATTGATGGTACATCTATTACTTTTAATCAGTATAAGTATTTGGGAACTCACTTAGGAAAGTCAGAACATTTGGGATGTAAGTTGGTTAAACCCCAATTTGAGCATTTATTAAAAAAATATAACATTTTAAGGATAGAAAAAGTATGAAAACTAAAAAAATAAAATCCATCACAAGTGTTGGTATGGGTAAAGTTTATGATATCTCTGTGGAAAAGTATGAAAATTACATCTTAGAGAATGGTGTAGTAACTCATAATAGTGGAATCCAATATGCCTCATCTACAATTATCTACCTATCAAAATCAAAAGAGAAGGATGGAACTGAGGTTATTGGAAATATCATCAGAGCAAAAACCCACAAATCAAGATTGAGTAAGGAAAATCAAGAAGTACAAATTCGTCTTTTTTATGATGAACGAGGACTTGATAAGTATTATGGATTGCTTGAACTGGGAGAACTTGGTGGACTTTGGAAAAACTCTGCTGGACGTTATGAGATTGATGGTAAGAAACTTTATGCAAAGGAGATACTAAAAAATCCAGAGAAATACTTCACTGAAGAAGTGTTAGGAAAACTGGATGTAATTGCTAGGGGTGAATTTAGTTACGGACAATCAAAATAATGGAAAAAGTTGAGACTACTATTCTTCGCAATTTACTTTTTAATAGTGAATATTGTAGAAAAGTATTACCTTTTTTGAAATCAGAATATTTTGAAAATTTTCATGAGAAGATTGTTTTTGAAGAAATTTGTAAATTTATTATTGCGTATGAAGATTTAGCAACAAAAGAAGTTTTATTAATTGAGACTGAAAAGAGAACAGATATAACTGAAGATACATATAAGACTATATGTGATTATATTTCCAAATTAGATAATTCTCCAATTGATCTATCTTGGGCAATTGATACTACAGAAGAATGGTGTAAAGATAGGGCAATCTATCTTGCGTTAATGGAGAGTATTAAAATTGCTGATGGTCAAGATGAAAAAAGGGGTAGAGATTCTATTCCAATTATTCTTCAAGAAGCACTTGCTATTTCTTTCGATGATCATATTGGTCATGATTATATTGATGATTTTGAAAGGAGATATGATTATTATACGAGAGTTGAGGAAAAACTCCCATTTGATTTAGATTATTTTAATAAAATTACTGGAGGGGGACTTTCTAGAAAGACTTTATCTCTAATTCTAGCTGCACCTAATGTTGGTAAGTCTCTTGCTATGTGTTCATTTACATCTTCATTTTTGGCACAAGGTAAAAATGTTCTATACATTACTCTTGAGATGGCAGAGGAAAAAATAGCTCAAAGAATTGATGCAAATTTATTGAATACTAATGTCTCTGAAATTAAAAAATTATCTAGAGAAAAGTTTGGGAATAAGGTGACTAGACTTGCACAGAAAACTCAGGGTAAATTAATCATTAAAGAATATCCTCCAGTTTCTGCTCATGTTGGGCATTTTAAAGCACTCTTAAATGAACTTGCACTTAAAAAGAACTTCCATCCAGATGTAATTTTCATTGATTATATGAATATTTGTGCATCTCAGAGGTTTAGTAAAAGTTCAACTGTAAATTCTTATACTTATGTAAAAAGTATTTCTGAAGAATTACGAGCTCTTGCAGTTGAGCATAATGTTCCAGTATTCTCTGCAACTCAGATGACCCGTGGAGGAGCAACATCTACTGATCCAGATATGACAGATACTTCTGAAAGTTTTGGAACGGTTGCTACGGTAGATTTAATTATTGCTATGATTAAAACAGAAGAACTGGAACAACTTGGGCAAGTAATGTTTAAACAAGTTAAGAATAGGGATAATGATGTTTCTATGTATCGTAGATTTGTTGTTGGAATTGATAAATCTAAAATGAGACTTTATGATGTTGAGCAGAATGCTCAATTAGAAGCACTTGACGAATCCGCAGAAGATCAATATAATAATAAGGATGAAGATAAAAAAAGTAAATTTGCAAACTTTAAATACTAATATGACTAATGATATTGATAGTACAAAGTATATTGAATTCGTAAGACAGACTACTAGTGAAGCAAGTAGTAATTATTCTAGTCTTATTGCTCGTTTAGATGAATTGGGAACATTAGGTGCTAATGTTCCTCGTCTTCTTACTTTTGCTCTGGGAGCTTCTTCTGAACTTGGGGAAGCAGTTGAGATTATTAAGAAGTGTATGTTGCAAGGGAAACCTTTTGATGATGATGCTAAGGTCCATTTGCTTAAGGAATGTTCGGATTGTTTCTGGTATTTTGCACAACTGTGTATTGCTATGGATACTTCCTTTGAAGAAATTATGCAAATTAATTACGATAAATTATCAGCAAGATATCCTGAGGGAACTTTTAGCGTATATCGATCAGAAAATAGAAAGGACGGTGACTTGTGAATACAACAATCTAGACGTATAAACATAGACACTCTTCTGAATTATGGGATATTGCTGCTGAAATTCTAACAGAACTTTCTGAACGAGATGAAGTTGAATATAAAGTTAAAGCAACATCAAAGTCTGTTGATGAAAAGATAAGAAATCTTTGATATTTGGGAGCATCTGCTCCCTTTTTAATGTTTAATTAGTATATATATTTTAAAAGTTTAAATATATATGAAAATTCAAGATATTTTAAATATTTTAGATGATATTGGATATAGTTCTAAACATAAGAATATTAAGGTTGTTGGAAATATTATAACAATATTGGTAGATAGTACTGTAGATAAAAATACTGAGATTGTTAAGATTTCAAAAATACCAGGATTGGTATCCCAAAATAGCACATATAGATCGGCAACTAAACAAATTACGATTGGATTTTGTAGAATTGGTATTGAAAATATTCCAACAAAACAAACATTATCCGTAAGTAGTGTTTTTCAAGTGAATAGTGTTATTGGTAATAATTTTAAAAGATTAGATGGAGTTTCAGTAAAATCTGTAAATAGTGCAAAGATAATGTCCGTTCGTTGTCCTACTGAACAAACTGTAATAGTTACACCAAATACAAATTATGATAATATTAAAGATGCACAAACTATACAAAATGATATATATGAAGCTTTAGTAAGTGCATTTCCCCGAGATAATGTATTTATAAATACACAGTCAAATTCTAGTGTAATAGGAGATATTAGAATTGTTCCATACGGAAAAATAAGACCATTTATAGTTCGAATATATGTACGGACTGTAAATACAATTGCAATTCAGGATATGCAAGTAGATAAAATTCGTGATAGTCTATTTAAGATATCTAAAAATAATGGAGGTGCGGTATATATTCAATTTACAGATGCTAGTGATCGTCATTGGATAACAGATATTGACTACATTAGGCATAGTTCAGGTAAGTCTGATTTTGCTTTCATTACAGTTAATAAGACTAAAATATATATTTCTTTAAAGGCTGATGATTATCAGCAATGGGCTGGACTTACGGAAGTTTCTAATTCACCAAATATATCTACCGCCGCTAAAAATGAAATAACTAGTTTTACGAATGCGGTAGGAGTAGCAGTGACAACTTCACCTCTAATAAAATATTATAATAGACCAATCAATGATAAACAAATTGCTATGCTTTCTATGTATGGATCACAATATTCCAATGGAAGTAGTAATGAAAATAATGTAGATTATGTTATAATTGGGACTGCGGTTGATTTGGATAGTACCGGAAGTATAGTTAAATTTAAAAATGCATCAGTCCATAAAAAAGGTGATACTATAGGAAATCCTTTTTTATTTTCTAAATATACTTCGGGTAGGAGTGATTTTAATATACCTAATACTAGACTTGTAGTTTGGCCTGGTGTCGGTCCTACACCGACTAGAGGGATACCAATATAAATATTTAAAAAATCTTAATAATGAAATCTTTTCAACAATTTATAATTGAAGCATTAGAAACTATTGCATCATCCCAAGCAAAGCAAATGGGATTGCGAGGAGATGGTCATGGAGATTATTATGATAATCAAGGAAATCTTGTAGCAAAAACTATTAGTGGAAAACTTCAGATATTTAAGGGTAGAGGTGGAAAGGGTCCAAAAGATAATCAACCTAAACAAAAACCAGAACCAAAACAAGTTCAACCTCAACAAGTATCACAGCAAAATCTACAATCTCCACAAGGAACCAAAGATCAAACTAAAGGTGTTGCAGTTGTTTTAGGTAGATTTAATCCTCCTGCTAGAAATCATGAACAATTGTTAAAATTTGGATATGCAAGATCTAAGGATGATAATTATGATTTTAGAGTATATCCAAGTAGAGTTCAGGATGCAGGGACTAATCCATTGAATCCATCATTGAAGATCCAATTTATGAAAAAGATATATCCTGATTATGCAGATTATGTTGTAGATAGTGAAGATATGAAAACTATATTTGATATTTTATCATCTTTATATGGTGATGGATATCAAAATATTAAGATTATTGTTGGTTCCGATAGACTTGGTGAGTTTCAAAGTTTAGTACATCGTAATCAAGGAAATGGATATGAATTTCAAAATATTGAAGTATTAGCAGCATCCGTGAGGGATCCTGATGGAGATACTGCTGGATCTGGTTCATCTGTTGCTTTACGAACTTCTGCAGCAGAGGGAAATTATAATGCATTTGCATCCAATCTTCCATCTAGAATGAAACGAGTTGATAAAGAAGAATTATATAATTCTGTTTTACAATCTATGAAGATGGGTATCGTTGGTGAAAATTATGAGTTATGGAGAATTGCTCCAGAACTTGACATGGAAGGGTTGCGGATAAACTATAAACAAAATAAACTATACTCAATTGGAAGTATTGTTGAAAATATTAATACTGGAGTTCGTGGTAAAGTTTTGAGGAGGGGAACTAATTATTTAATTTGTGTAACAGAATCTGGAGATATGTTTAAATCTTGGCTTCAAAATTTACATGAAGTTCATGAAGTTGGAACTGATGAGTATCGAGAAACTCTTCAGAAAATGGTAGATGGTCAATCCGTAAAATCTTTTACTGGGATTAGAGTTAAACAAACTAATCCTAAGAAAAAACTAAATATGAATAGTAGAACAATTTCTAAAGTAAAATGAGTCTTTATAACAAAATCTTAGTGGAAACTAATGGAGAACCTCCAGAAACTCCAAAGCAAAGGAGACTTAGAAAGCAACTTGAGGATATGATTAAAAATGATCCAAATAGTCCAGAAGTTTTAAAAAGTAAAGCACAAGTAAATAGTGAATTTAAGAAGAAAAAACTTGAGATATATACACAAGATATTAAGAATAGGGAATCTGAATCTGCAAGAAAAGCAGCCAAAGACAGATATCAACAAGAGAGAACTAGGCAGAATATAGAGAATGCCAAGAAAAAATCTGAATTTGAAAGAAGAAAACGACGTTCTTTAGAGATTACTGATCCTTTAAAAGATATACATACTTCTACAATTTCTTCTAAAGATCCAGATACCACTGCCTATGCTAAAGCATTGGGTAATGTTGGATCTGCTGTTGGTGCAGTAACTAAGGTTGGGGCTGTTGCAGTTAAGCAGCATTTGGAGAAAAAGCATAGGGATAAATTAAATGCAGCACATAGAAAAGCATTAGAAAAGCATAATGAGATGCAATTTTCCATGAAACAGAAAAGACTTCCACCATCTAGATCTCTAGGGCAACTTGCAAGAACTAATCGTGATGTTAGAAATCGAGAAATTGGACTTAGAGGTGGAACAACCTCGGAACAATATTCACATTGGAGAGAGGAATTTTTATATGAACTTGGAGAGTTGAGACAAAAACGGAAAGGTAAAGTTGATAAGGTAGTTGATGAGGTAATTGTAGATATTATGCCTAAGGGTAAAAGAAATAAAATTACCTGGGGTCCAAAAGTAACTGAACAATACCAAATTGATGAGATGGGATCACTACTTGCTACACTTGGAAATATTGCTTCTGCACAATTATCTAAAGAAAAAGACAAAACAGGACTTTTAAAATCTGCCATATCTAAAATGATAAATGGGAAGAAGAGGAAGAACTATCTCTTAAATTATGAATATATTGGATGATAA